AAAAGCTTATGGCTGAAGAACGATGGATGGATGCAGAGGAAGCCTTAAGGTTGGGGTTTATAGACAAAACCTATATCCCATCAAAAGACATTATAAATAAAGTTATTCTGAATAAGATCGATGCGGATAACTTACCAGCATTACCTGACGATGTTATAGGTAATTTTATTAATTCACAAAATCAAGACAAAATGACTTTAGACAAAATCAATGAAAAGATAGATGTCATAATCAACAAGATTGAAAGCTTATTCACTAAAGATGATGAAGCAGTTGAAACCCTGAATAAAGCAGAGGTTGAGGCTACTTTGGATGCAGAGGTAAATTCGCTTAAAGAACTTTACGATTGGCAGCTAACTGAAAAATGTGATACCATAAAAGTAAAAGACGAGGAAATCAACAGCCTCAAATTGAACTTCGAGGAATCACTAAAGGAATTGAATGAGAAGATTGAAAAGCTTTCAGCAAATGAAACTGTGGTAGTGAAAGAGGAGGATGCTCCTTTAGTAGAGAACGCTGAAGAAATCAACCCATTCGATGGTTTAGCTGAAAAGCTAAAATGGTAATTTATTTTTTAAACTTAAAATTTTTTAATTATGGCTAACGCTTTAACGACTTCATTCTCCCATACCTATGCAGGGAAAGAGTTATTGACGGAGATATTCTACGCACCATCAGTTGATGCTGGACAGAACCCGTTTGAACTGCACAGGGTGATGAGTGACGTTAAGACCAAAACGAATATATATACTGTAGGCAGTCTTACTAATATTATTCAAAGTGATACGGGATGTGGTTTTTCTGCATCAGGAACTGTATCAATAACTGACAAAGTCATTGACCCACAACGACTTAAGATAAATGTTGAGCAATGCGAGGACGCTTTCAATCAAACCATCTTTGCGGAAGCACAGAAATCTGGTGTTGATAGAGCTAACTTTGACGGCACGATCATTGCTGAAATGCTTATCAATGCAGTTACTAAAGGAATGAGGGATGATTTGATTAAAGCAGCTTGGTTTTCTGATGCAGCTTCTTCTCATGCCATGTACGGCAACTTCGAGGGTTTCTTCGAAAGAATATTAGGTGGTTCAGGCTATCTTTTAGACCTTAACAGTTCAGCCACATATGAGGCAGCCGATGTGCTTGCAACAGATGGTGCTTACGCAGCATTTAAAAACCTTTACGAAAACATGCCAGCGGCAATGCGTTCAATTAAAGGTGATTTAGTCGCATATACGACCAGTTCTGTGTACGATAATCTTTTATCAACATTGGAAGCTAGTGGTACTGATTCAGGACTACAAAGAATCCAAGATGGTGTTTCTGAACTTAAATTTCGTGGAATCCCCGTTATTGACATGAGTTTATTTGATGCATCACTTGCTGATACATCTGCTAACCCTAATAGTGCAGCTATTGGAAGCAACGCAATCGTAATCACAACTCCTGACAACCTTGTTGTTGGAACTGATGTGACTGACCCTAGCGCAGAGCTTTCAGTATGGTACGAAAAGAAAGACGAGAAATATTATATCTCATCTAAATTTTTGTTCGGTACACAAGTGGTTTTTGACGAGTTAGTGACTTGCGCATATTGAGTAATAAAGGGAGGGTTTCGGCTCTCCCTATTTTTTAAATATTAAATAATAATATAATGGCATTATCAGGAGGATTAACAGTAAGCTGTGGTGACAGTCAAAGAAGGGGAGGCGTTAAGCAACTCTGGATTACTGACGTGACCAACATCACTTCATTTACTACTGGCGCAAGTCATGATTTTGACGCTGTTGTTGTTGCAACAGGAACATTCTATAAGTATCAGTACGAAGATTTTACTTTTAGTGTATCTTCAGAGGGTTCAAAGGAAAACGGTTCTAGTGTAATAAACAACTCTGTTGAGTTCACTATTCCTAAAATGACAAAAGAAAAGGCTGGAAAACTGCAAGAAGTTGTAGATTTGTGTAAAGCCGTTCTCATTATCGAAGACTATCAGGATAAATTCTTCTGTATAGGCTGGGATTCAATTTTAGAGGGTAAAGCAGGGATGCACATGACAGTAGACCAAGTTATTGGTGCAGGCTTACAGGATTCAAATCATTACATTGTTA